GCAGGCGTGTGTAACCAGAACGAGATGCCTTCAATGCGTCACACCATTCGGTGTTGACAAATAGGGCTTCAACGAGCTGTAGTGACACGCGATCTGATGCCTCCTTCATATCAAGAGTAACTTGTGCCGTCGTCCGCGAGGACTCAAGCGCAAGCTTACGATTAACCTCCTGGCTCGTGAAATTCACGTGCCCTCGGGTTAAGTGGTGCTCTTCGATACGTTGGTACAACGCATGACGTTGCCCCTGTTGAATCCACTGTTTTTCAAGTGGTTCACAGGAGATCAAACGTGGTCCCCTCGAGTCCTTTGGCACTAGAACGACTTTCGCCGTTCCGGTGTCATGTTCTTCGAGCGAACCGAGCTGATCGAGACGGTCAACCGTATGGGATAAGGAAACGTGAAAATACTCCGTAAAGGGGTATAGCGTTTCCAGGTCCTTGTACAGTCTAGAGAAGGACGATTTTTCGCCTCCTCTTTCGCCCGTCGCAACAGCTCCAGGTCCATGTCGGGGTATGATATCCCGTGACGATAGACCGCCCAGAACCTTAGTAATAAGGCCCCGAGCGCGCTTAATAACTGCATCACGTGGGTTAATTCGAAGCTGTGAAAGCTCCGCGTTAACCGCAACGAATGACGCCAGTACCTTTTGGGTGCTTGCTTCATTTGATGGTATCTCCAGCTTATATAACAGCTGGGTGATCTGCCTAACGTGCTTAATTGCAGTGGTGACCATAGCCAGGCTATGATCGTCATCACACTTACGGACGAACCCGTAATCGTCGAACACCCGCTCTAGCAACCACCACAAAAAGTGTGGAGTCGCACGACCGGCTTTCTTTCGAAAGCCGATCGGAGAGAACGGACTGTTTCCTTGGAGGGCCTTGTCAAAGGCCTTTCCAAAGGCAGGAAGAGTTTTCGTCAAAAACGAAAACCCCTCCCGGCGTAGGCGCGAATCCAGCTTGCTGAATTCACGCCGTAGTTCGATCGAGTTAGTGTATGACCACTCAATTGCTATGTCTGTTATCAATCGCTTCAGGATTAGGGTATAAACCCCTAAGCTATTATGTGCTCCCATATGGGTAGTACTCTTAGCCAACACCACGATCACGATCGGTAACAGGTCGCTCTCAATTACGAGCTCCTGCGAGTCTACGCCTCGCCGTCAAGAAGACGGCGAGTAGTATCACCGGGGTAGAGGTCGTTCCAACGAGGAGCACTGCCGCCCAACCTTAATCCACCTTGGATAAGGAAGGCGCCCAGATACTCAGCGAAGGAACTGACCTCAGCCGATGTAAAGTTCGGGCCTTGTGGGAAGGCCAGAACGGAGTAGACTGACGCAGTCACAGGCTTCCCGCTCACGCCATCAATTCGAGTTAAATCGAATCGAATCAGTGTGCGGTCTGTGACGTAGGGCGCATTCTCTTTTGAAGTAGAATGCGAAACTGTCATAAGCACTTTCGTGCCGTCTGGCAGTGAGCCTACGCGCTTGGAATTTCCAGGCCCGATGTCTGTCGTGTGCATCGAGACGCCCGTGCCGGTAGTACCGGCAGCGAGGTAGTCAAGAATAGCAGTCGATTCGGCATCAAGCCCGGTCTTTCCAAATGGGACGACCAGGGGATCGCTCAACATAGTGTTGGGAGATTTCCTTTCTATTTATGTAACATTGCTGCTCATTTCTCACAGAATGTGAGAGGATAAGCTTCTCCATTTCCACACGGAATGTGCAGCGATGGAACGTTGTAGCATAGCCACAGCGTATGAGCCTTAGACGCCAGCCGCCTTGAGCGCGAGTCGAAAAGTCGACACGCGTCCTCGGTAGTTAGCGCCTTTCGGCGGGCTACTGCCCCTTACCGACCGGCCATGAATGATCGCAAGACCATTGATGACACGGCGGATGGTTAGTCCCTTACCGGCAAGAGACTTCGTCTCTATTCTGAGTTCGTAAGGAAACTGACGTCTCCTCACCCTCTGGATGACCCCCACCGAGCACAATGTCTCGGTGCAATTATGTTCGGCCACGGTATAATCCGTGGTACCTAGATAATCGAGGTCAACCTTAACATTAGTTCTGCAGCTGAGGCCTTCGCCCCAATCGCAGATAACTAATGTAACTGGAAACAAACGCGGCTTTCTGGCATGAAGCCAGCGAGACACGTCGAGGAACCAGTCAACGACGAACGAGAATGGGACAATGTCCCACAACGCAGCCGGGTCAAAGATCCCCAACTGGTCGACGATGCTGCGAAGCACCGCCATCAGGTCCGTGAGTTCCTGACAAATGAAGTAATACTTCACTGTCTGGCTCGATCTGACTAATCCAGGCTCCACAGTAGCGGTAGCATACTGAACCCCACTAAAAGTGGGGAACCGTAATCGCCGCGTATAGGATCCCCGCGGTGCACTCAGGGCCTCAAGAGGCCCCTTGTACGTCCGCAGCGACCCTAGATTGTGTCGCCTGGTCACCCATGTATGATACCACTTAAGAACGAGAGCCGCGAAATCGCGGATATCGGCTATAGTAGGTAGCAGCCCATATTGGATCGCTAAGTGTGAAGAAGAAAACTCCTTCATACTCTTCGATTCAAACAAGGCCCGTAGCGAGTTTGTGGAGTGCATAATCGATTTTACTCGACGAACACTCTTAATCAAACCCTTTACGACCTTGCCGGCGTCATGCAGATCCCGAATCAGATACCAAATAGAGAACTCCGTGTCTAACGGGTCCTCTATCTGGTGAATCTTATCACGATGTGGACGACTAACCAACAAGTCATACAACTGCTGTGAACCGAAACCATCCCCCACTTCCTGCTCTGGACTCCACGGTAAACCCGTGAGGTCGTCGACCAGGTTGCGTATTACGTAGGCATCCGTCCATTGGACACACTCCCCCGGAATACCGGTGGAGTAGAG